CAAAGGATCACCATTAATGTGGTCAATTAGAATTTCAGTAGATATGGAACCGTGCACAAAAGCCCATGCTAAACGACTACTAAAATACTTCGTTCCATCAAATCTAATTTTTCTTCTTACACGTTTTCTGTCAGCCACCAGAAACCCTGCTACTGAACCCTTGGGTGCGCCGCTTTTTTGTTTTTTCCAAGTAAACACTCCTGTTTCTGGGTCATAATGCAAATACTTTTTCATTTCTTGCACAAGATTTTCATCTATGGGATTTGTCATTCTACTTCCCCCCAGTTATCTACCAAAGCCATGTCAACTTCAAATGGTACGTTAAGTTTCGGGATACAATTTTCCATGATATCAACTATCCTATCTGCCTGCTCCTTAGATTCGATGCTAAAGCAAAGCTCATCATGTACGGTTAACATAGGAAGCAGGCCCTCCTTATAACAGTCCACCATCGCTTTCTTTGTCTGGTCGGCACTCGAACCTTGGATCAGTTTGTTCAGCGCCTTGTATGTAAAGGCACGACGTATCATACCCTTGCCGCCATACTCCTTGGCAGCTTCCTCGAGCTTCATAGCTTTGTTATAGCCAAAAGACTTAGGCTCCCACATATCAAACCTGCACTTGCGACCAAGCCATGTTCGGATAGCACCGTTGGTAGCTGCTGTCCCGGCTGCTAGATCTGCAATACCTTTCACAAAAGGCACCCTCTCATGGTACTTTTCAAGCAATGTCTTGGCTTCATCTTCCTCGATGTCCATTACACCAGCCAGCTTCTTGCGCCCCATACCGTACATAATACCAAGGTTTACAGTCTTGGCCTCCTTACGGGTTATGTCGGCAAGATCTGCCACCATCTGGTGGAAGTCAGCGTTGCCCTCTTTATACATTTCAACTACAGTATCAATTTGAGGGTGACGATTTACTCCGGTCAGTTGAGCGCAGTAATGCGCTAACCATCGAGGCTCCTGAGAAGCGTAGTCAAAGCTTCCCCACTTTGTCCCTTCTTCTGGCAGGAACAGCCCACGGATCAATGACTTGATCTCTGGATCTCTCGCCGGGATTTGTTGTAGATTGGGGTTGCTTGAAGAAAATCGCCCGGTTACCGTGCCACCTTCATCAGAACGAAGAGGATTAAAGTCACAATGAATGCGCCCTTTACACGAATGTTCAAGGATTGTCTCAACAAAAGTAGTGTTTGCCTTGTTAAATTCACGCAATTTCACAATTTTCTGTGCAATTGGGTGCGTGTGGTTCACAAGAAATTGTTTTGTAAAGGAGGGAGCATTCGTGTTCTTTGTCCTTTTATACGAGATGCCAAGAGAGTCGAACGCTCGTGCTATAGATGCAGCTTCCCAAGGGGAGACAGCGACCCCGGTCTCTTCCTTTATTTGTTTAAGTAAAATATCCTCTCGTTTCTTTAGATCTTTCTTGACTAATTCAGCTTTGTCTATGTCAACCCGAACGCCCTTTGTCTTCATGTCTAGCAGGCACGGCAGGAGACTGGACTCTAGCTCGAAGATGCTGCTGACTTCATCCTTGATAATCTCAGGACGCAGCCTGTCCCAAAGACGTAGGGTCACCGCAGCATCCTGTTCGGCGTAGCTGCCCACAAACTTTGACGGCAATCTCCACATCCCGCTTTTGGGATCGACATGATACATCGCAGCCGCAGCCTTGAGCATCTTCTCGTTCTTGTACTCCCCAAGGTATTCGCCCGTCAGAGAGTTTAGATTGTAGTACCTACGGTTCTCGTTAAGTATGGGAGCCGCTATCATGGTGTCGATTATCGGACCTTGGACCTCGATCCCTGCCCAGCGCATCCAACCAAGGTCATACATAGCGTTATGCATAACCTTTTCTATGTTGGGTGTTGCCATTTGTTTCTTGAGCCAGTTGACTACAGATTTCTCTGGTAAGTTGCCATCCTCATGGCGCACCGGATAGTAGCCAACGAAGTCACCAGCCGCCACAGCGTAGCCGATAACGTAGCCATCATCCCTACACCACCCCGGCCCTAACGTAGTTAGGTTCGGGTCTCTGGTTTCCAAGTCAATAGCTATCCGCTCACAGTTTGTAAGATCAGGGAACGAAGACGGCGGAGCCCACTCATCATCCCCGAACCCAAGCGCAGCTTCTTTTACATCTATGTCAAGAAGATTGATCTGGTTATCATTCATTTACTCGCTCCAAAGCGTCTACAGGGTTTTGTGTCCAAACAAATATAGGCGTTCCTTTGCCTACATAAGCACCTGATACGTTAAACGAAAAGTATTCCACCGCCTCCTCATGCGTCATGTCGTGTTCTTCTACAAGGATCTCGATACATTTGGCAGCGTCATACGCCAACACGTTATCATCCCCACATCTCTCAGCTATACCAAGTATAGCTCTATCAAATCCGTCAGCAATCATCGCAGTCATTTACAATTTCTCCTCCTAGTGCGGCATAACCTATGATATCTACCCATGAGTCATCCTTTGTTGAATCTTCGGCTAACCTAGCTAACTTCAACCCGATCATACAAGCGACCACCTGCTCTGGTGTTATGCACCTGCCTAAGATCACGCTCCATATGGTTGCTATACGTTCATGGTTAAACTTAGCTGGCCCATATTCCTTGGCCCTCGGACCGTTGATTAGCTCTTCAGCTTTATTAAGAAAGTCTTCGCGTGTTTTCATAGCGGGAATCCATAATGTGATTGTGATTCTATAAGGTGTAGTGATTTTCGAGCACGGGTCAAGCCGACGTAGAACGTCCGAACTTCGGAGTCCTGATCGAGGCTTTCAGCGCATGCTCTAGATGAATCTAATAATAGCGCGACGTTATCCGCCTCGCCACCTTTTGCTTTGTGAATCGTCGATATCTTGATCCTCGGGGTCCCCGTCAAAATAGACTCGCCCATACGACGTACTGATGTAATGTATATTCTCTCTGTCTCGCTCACCCGCAGCACTTCGTACCACGGTGTCTCCTTCGTTGCTAACAGGGAGCACTGGTTCTGAATGTCGGTTAGCCTGTAGGTTTGTTCGGGGTCTAAGTTTGCGAGGACTTTCTTGCCAGCCTTTGTAATTATGGTTGGCGTTAGTAAGGTGGACAGCTTCTTCAACTCTTGTGCAGACAGTTCCTGATCCTTGCATAGTTTTAACCATACCTCGATACCTGTTAATACATTTGGAGAGATGGACCAACCGGAACCTTCACGCCAGTACAGGAACCCTTGTTCTTTAAGGTCATTTGCGATTCTGTTGGCGATGTAATTGGTACGAGCAAGGATTAGCCACTCACCAGTTGTTATGTCCACATCCATGATATCACGATGCCAGACTATACTTCCAGTTTCTTTAGTGCTTGACCATGTTTTTTCTTGCCTCGTTTGCAGGCGTTTAACTAAATTATCTGCTTCTTTATGTATAGCTATGGGAAGACGATATGATTTGTTTAATACTATCTTGTTATCGCATGCCCCTAAGAAATCTCTTACGTTCACACCCATCCAAGAATAGATGCACTGATCGTCATCGCCAGCGTAGTATATGCGCTTGGCATTGGGTTTCATTACTTCATGCACCATACGCCACTGAAGCGGGACAAGATCCTGTGCTTCGTCCACAATCAAGACATCGAGTAGCGGACACTCGCCCTGCTCGATAAAGTTCTCGATCATATCTACAAAGTCTACCTTGCCTGTCTCTTTTTTATAATCACGAAACACCTCATCCACCAGCTTGAGTTGCTGGTAGTGCAGCCTACGATCAGCCACCTCGTTGAACTGTTGCTCGATGCTCACCCCTCGAACCCGTGCCATCTGAATTATGGAAAGGTACGCATCACCACTTTTGCCGGGTCTAAACAAAATACCTTCAGCCATCGTTGCAGATGAGTTGGATGTGAACTCAAGCCCCAGTAATTTACCTATCTTAGAATAGTCCTTACCGCTCAATACCTGCTTAACCTGTAGCCCCAACACCTGAAACGCAAAGCTATGTAGTGTGCGAAACCAGACCATCTGGGTTACATCCATGTTCAGCTTTGACGCTGCCCTCTCTCGAGCCTCTTCTGCCGCCTTACGACTGAACGAAACAAATGCTATTGACTCTGGCCTAGTGCCGCTGTCCAGTTCCTGTTGTACGATCTCAATCAACCGTGTTGTCTTACCCGTGCCCGGGGGTCCGAAGATAGTTGTTTCCATTTTAATCTACCTTCTCAAAAAAGTGTGGCTCAGAAACATACCCCCGAAAATCCTCCTTATAGGGAAGCTGGTCGATACAATTGTCACAAGTATCGCCGAGCTCTAATAGCTTTATCTTGCCGTAATAAGTTTTCCAACGGTGACCACAGGTGTCACATAAAAAATAAGCTACATACATTAGAACGGCACCTCATCACCTTGGACCTCGATCCCCGGAACTTGGACCTCTTGGTTGAACGCAGGAACCCACCACACACGAAGAGGCTTACTATCCCCTTTTGTGGTCTTAAACCTTCTCTGACCATTAGCCGCCCCACCAGAGTTAAGCTCTTTTAAACGCTCTTGTATTTGCCCACGACTGTATGTCTCGAACTTGTTGTTCCGAAGAAACTTTATCAGTGCCTCTATCTTGAAGTACGTCATGCTGTCTTCGTCGGTGAATGGCTTACCAAGAGTAATCTCTTCCGCCGACTGAGCCTGCACCCTGCCGTCACAAAATCCTTCAAGTAGATCCATGAACTGACCCTTGTATGTTAGCTCTTCTGGAACCTCGATCTCGCTCATGTCTTCCATCATCATAGAAACTATCTGCTGCCAAGCATCCATCTTCATCAGGGGCGGCATCTTGCGGATCTGTTCCATGCAAGCTTTTTGAAATCTCTGCGGTGTCTGCAAGTCATCAGTCGTTAGCTCGACACGTTGCCCAGCTACATCACAAAACCACACGGGCGGCTCCGACTTAACAACACATAACCCCGACACATCCATGTTCGATACATGACTGCCAATACCAAACTTCTTTGTTTTGCAAAGTGTCTTGTTGCAAAAACTTTTAAGTGGCTCCTGATCACACGGGAATCCATACTCCTTCTTCTCATGCTGGCTCTGGATCGTTACGATCTCTGACGCTGGCAGGGAAGGAGTGCAATACTTACTGTTAATTTCTTCGAGTCTGGCTTTCCAGTTGTCGGGCTGCTCTTTCTTACAGCCCACGGCTGCTGCAAACATAACTGTGTTGCGTGTGCCTTCGGGAATCCCCTGTCCGAACATACATGCCAGACAGGGGGCCCAATCCTTAAACTCGTCAACCTGTTTACCAAATGTCAAACCAACAAATCCATCTGGTGATACAGACCTCGCGTCAACAAGGTCAAGGAATTCTTCTAACGACGCTGGCTCTCCGTCTTCCTTAATCGCGTAGCGGAGAGTTTGTTTCTCATCAAAGTACGGCAGGTTAATAAAGTTCCCCACATCACCACGCTCGACAAGAATCTGTTCTTGCTTTGGGAAAATTTCACAGCCGCCGTAACCAAGTACGGCAGAAATCTCTGAAGCTTTATCACGGAACTCTCCTGCATTTATGTAGTCTTGGAAGAAAAAGAATATATGTGCACCACCAGACTTTGAACGGCACACCACACAAGGAACCTTCATCTTACGAAGCTTCTTGTCCAGTGCCACCAGATCCAGTGGATACTGATCGATGTCTAGCGCACCGAACTTACAGTTGTTGTCTTCGTTGATCGGGATAGAGCCTACACCGTGAGAACCATTTATGTGTCCTTCGATAAGTTCTATCGTCAACGGCTTGCGAACAATGAACGACTTGGCTTTTTGTTTGCCAGCCCTTCTCTCATTCGATATCTGTGTCTGTCCATGCGCCGCGCTGAATCCTTCAAACGCAGCCATGAACCTTTTTAAATAGGTCATGGTTTGTCCTCAGTTGGTTTGGGGTGGTGAAGGGAGATACACCACCCCAAGAGGTTTAAAACGGTACGTCTGCTCCTTCTGGTTCGCTCCGTTTATCTTCACCAGTACCTGTTTTAATATCACCAGCCCTGAATGAGTTGTACAGATCACGAGCCTCGACGATCGCAGCTTGCGGTACATCGCTCATCTCTACCTGAGAGACTGAGTAATTGAACCACGAACCTTTGTCGTTGCTCTCCTGTACAGATGTCAGCTTCCACGGCACAGCCCACATCGGTGGGTTGAACAAGCCCTTCTCTGGGTGCATAATCTTTAGCCCCGCACGACGAGTGTTCCACTGCTTTGCAACTTTCATCTGTGTCTTCTTCATGTCACAGATCATTTGCGTTGTGGCACCGTTACTATCGACACCTAAGACCAAGAACTGCGCGGATCGAACAAGCTCGTTACCTGAAGGTAACATCTCAGCCGAACCATTCCTTTCAGTCTTGCGGATGTCAGGGTCACCTGCATCTAGCTCACCCATGAACCCGCCGCCAGACTCTCGAAGCTGGAACTCTAGGAACTTGGTAGTGTATGCACACATCAACACTGTAAGGCCACTGTCAGCTTCCCAGAACTGACCAGTTACTGTGTTGAAAATATCTCCTGCCGACGCACCCTTTATAAACTTAGAGTCTGTCTTCAAAAGTTGCGGTGACAGCGGCTGTAGAATCCGTAGAAACGGAATCTGCATATCGTCTGCACCAATTGTCTCCATGCCCTGACCTGCGCTTGCGTACAGATCGTCCATGATATTTGCCACTGCTGTGGTCTTTGCTTCTGCTACTGCTGTATCAGCCATCTCTAACTCCTCGATATCTTGGCTTCGGTTCCGACAAAAACACCGAAGGTGTCAAAGTCGATATCTTTTCCTGATTCAATACGCCCCTTCACCCAAGCCTTCAAAGTCTGCGGGTGCACATGCGTCTTCTGGGCTGGGTCCAAACCCTGCTCCTCGAGATCCGCGACTACGGATCCGGCAACATTGTCTTGTCCAGCTTTGAATGAAACAGTTACATCATGTTTAATTAGGTCTCCCTCACCAATGGAACGTAGCCACTGGAAAGCTTCGTCACGTTTGTCTTCTGCTATTCGAGCGTGAACAAACTGACGTAAGGCAACCTTATTACCGTCCACGGTAATACTGTCCATGCCCATCTCTTGCATAAGAGCGGGAATGTCTTCTTCGTTTACTTTTCTTTTTTTGAATTTAAGATCCTTCAGATACTGCTCTGTTGAAGCAATCTCTTCATCGATCTTCATAGACTGGCGGATAAGAGTAGACAGCGCACTGCCCTTCTCTCCGCTTACACCGTCGAACTTACCGGCATCGACTTCCTCATTCATTAGCGAGAATATATCGCCCATCTTCCTACTCCTTCGTTAAAGTTTAACCCCTTCGGGTTGGATGAAGGTGATACGACGTACCACCTTCAGTTGTCAAGCAGCTTCTTTTGCGGCCACCTTAATTAGATGTGCCAGTTGCTTGCTAACACTTCTGTCTTCTGTTTCTGCCATATGTTTTAAAGATTCATAAACAGTTTTTTCAATGGCTACTGATCTCCATACTGTACTAGATTTAGGTTTAGTCATGATATGCTCCTTCCTACTATGTTATTATATAAAACGCATACACCGTCAACTGTCTTTTATAACTTCATCAAGTGTCTTAGGTATTACACCATTGAACCTGCGGTTCGCGGCATGTTGTTCCGAATCTTTGGGAGGCGATTTCCTTGAGAATTGATGCGGGTATTTATGTACCTCACCTGTTTCAAGATCCACATAAACCAGTTGCACCCCTAGCTGCCTTTGAAGATCGGTCA